ATTGAATCTCCACTTGCTATAGAAGTGTAAGGAAGATTTGAAATAGCTTGAAACATAGCATCAAAAGCAATAGCGATTGAAGCTGGTGTATCACCCGGAAGAACTATATAACTATATATGTTTGAATAAACATTACCACAGTCATTTGAAACAACAGTAATTGAAATTGTTTCACCCGCAGTAAAGACACCGATAAAATCTATCCTAAGAACTAAAGGAACACCAGGTCTATTTGTAATTAATTGATTGTTGTTTATGTTTCCATCTTGAACTGTATTAGGTTCAGCTCCTTTACTGAAATCTCTGAAACTTCTTTTAGTGATAGTAAGTAATTGATTCTTGTATTTAACAGCTATTGGAGAAACAAAGTTTTTTGGAAGAGATGCTTTATAGTTTTTAACCTCAATTAAACATTCATGCCTATGATAAGAATTTCTTGAACCAATTTTTGATACTGCCTCTGCAGACCATCTTGCAAAATCTTCAATAGATTCATTAATATTTTCAAGGTCAAGATTACCTACAACGTTACCTATAATTCTATTGAGAGATACTTTATGGCTCATTTCATTTTACTTTAAAGATATAAGTGTCAGATGCTCCTTGACCGTCTTTATATAGAGAATGATCTAAGTACTCGAATCCATTATCGACTTGCTCCATAAAAGCTCTCTTGAACTTTATATCTGCATCAAAACGATATTGTCTCCACTTCTTACCAACATCCCAAAAAATAAAGTGCCAATAACCACCGTATTTATTTACATCAAATTTAACTTTTTTTACGTAAGGTTTACCATCTTCATCCTTATAAACTTTAAAAGTAGATGGATTATACCTTGTACACATAGTCTTTACTACGTTCAAACTACCAAATTTGTTCAACCATACAAACGTGTAGCCATTGATAAGTTCTCTGAACATTATCTTGAAGTATTCTCTCATTATTAATGAGAACATTCTCCATGTAATTCTTTTAATCCTTGTAGGATTTTTAGACAGACTGTTTAAGTCTTTATCTATAGAGTCTTTAGCTTCATCGAACACACCTTTCAATGTAACGAAACCATGTCTATCCAAGCTTTTGGTTGTCTTGTCTTGCATTGTTTAATTCGTCTGTTACAGCTTTAGTAGTCCAATTTAATTCCTTAGAAAGAATGTTCTCAAGAACAAAAGTATAAAGGCTTAATGGCATAGGGTATTCATCTTTAGCATCATTAAAACAAACTGCATCACAACCCTCTTGAGGAAAGTAATTAGCTTTAGTTGGATCCTCAAGAACACCACGTACATTAATATACATCATATCAGCATCAGCCTCTGTTAACTCAACATAAGCTGTCTGACCAATTAAATAAACTTTACTTCTAAGATTTCCAAATCGAGTAGCGGCTTTAAACTTATTTACATCCGCTTTATTATAATCTAATGGAGTTTGTTTATCAATCTTTCCAATAAAAATAACTGCTCTATTTTTTGGGAAAGATGCAAACTTAGGTAGAGTTACCTTTTGTATTTTACAACCCCATGTAAGAGCTGGACAAGAACTGTCAGCTTTATCAACTTCCTCCAATTTTAATATACCTAAATCTTGTACTAATTGAGGATGTATATCCTTACCGTAATCAGTCTCCATCTCAAGACCTTTGGCACGCCAATATTGAATCCAAAATTTAACTTGTTTGATTCTTAATAAATCATCATCAGAGTTACCCTGACCTGAACGTGCTATGTTCCTAATATTGTATGCGTATTCGTCTAATGTAGCCATAACTTAAAATAAAAAAAGGGCGATGACACTGCCATCACCCTTTAATAAACAAAAACCTAAATTAATTAACCCTATGAGTTAATTAAAGTTTCTAAAGCAGCTCCTTCACCAGGAGTACCGAACCAGTAGATTTCTTTAGCTACTGCTCCTACTGCATCGATAAAAGGAATCGGAGCCTCTGGGTTTGCAGCAATACGAACAGTATCGTAAGATGCAAGACCAATTTGGTCAGCCGGAATACCTCTATCTTCTAAATCAGATGGTTGCCCTTCTGAAATAACAGTTGGAGTAGATACAGTAACCATAGTTCCTGCAACTGAATCTGTATAATCGTAAGCTACAAGACCTCTCTTGTCATCACCTTTTTGAGTGATTGTTACAACACCTAATGCCGAAGTAGCAGATGCGTAAGGAGATGTCTCAGAAATATCAGCCGCAACTAAAGCAGCCATTGCAGCAGCGATTGTTGTAACTGTATCTCCTGCAACTACAGTATATACATAAGATTTTCTCCATTGTTGACGAGAAGTCAAGTTAGAAGTGATTGTTAACCTTACTTGCTCACCGTATGCATACGTTCCAGCGAAAGTAGTAGTTAAAAATCCTGCTACACCAACTGCTGGTGCAACGAAAAGCGCCTTAATCAAAGTTGACTTAGGAACAACATAACCCGGCGTTAGGTCAATGCTCCCTGCTGTTAATGCTGGAGTGTGACCTTCAGCGATTAAAGCAAAATAATTACGTCCTGCGTTTTGCGACATATTCTTATTTTTTATTTGTTTATATATTTAAGGCTTGAACCGTCTCAAGCTTGTTAAATCTTATTGAAAGTTTCTTCTACGTTTAACCTTATTAGGTCTTGAGAATACTGGCTTATCTTCCTTTTTAGCCTTTTCTGCCTTAACAGAATTAGCTTCTTTAGGTGCATCAGCATCTATGTAGGTGTTAAACTTTGAATCAAAGATAGCTTTTATTATGTCAGCTTTCTTCATTTCCTTTGTAATAATTACTTCAAATTCAGGAGCAATAGCTTTTAACTCTCCTACTTTCATAGAAGATAATTGTTCCATTGAATTGTATTTCTCTTTCTTAGCCATAGCTTATAGTATTATTCTTGTTGATTTATTTCGTTTGTTTGTAATTGGTAAGCAAGTTGATCTTGAACAGTAAATAACATCTTTCTAACAGCGATATTTATAATCTCCTCATGAGTTCCTTCAGGCATTTCCGACTCAATTGTATTAAGTGGATTTGCTTCATCTAAAAAAACATTACGAGGTTTCTTTAAATATTTTAAAGTAATGCTAACTGGGTCTGTATCTGACTGTATATCTACTATATTATTAGTACCATCATTATATTCAGTATAACCAGGGTTATCATTATCATGCTTGTTAAAAGGGTCGTTATCATCTTCCCCCTCAGTATCTAAACGAATTGGAGAAATTCTCTCTCCTTTTGTTCCACCACAACCATCTGAAAATATTCCTCTAAGATTTAATATAAATAGAAAATCTGGAATAGCATCCAGATTCACTATGTTTTGAGAAATATTAGTAGAAACTCTTACTAAAGGAATTAACTCCTTTCTACGTTTTTCATTAAATTCAAATTGACCATATCGAGTTTCAGTAAATTCCACCTGAGATAAATTAAAGAACCTATCTTTCTCCGTACTATTAAAATACGGTGCATCAGCTTTATCAATTAATAAATCGGCTGTATCGTGCCACTCTTGTAAAGTCATATCTTATTTGAATATCTTCTTACGTAATTTAGGTAACAAATCATCATTCTCCTTTATCCATTCAAGTGTTGATTCAAACGATGTACCACATAGAGCACCTTCACAAGACCAACGTCCGTTTTTCTTTGTGAATACTCCTTTAGATATACCAGTTCTAATCAATTCCTTTAATGGTCTTTCAGGATCTTCCCAAGCTTCAAGAACCACAACCGGTTCTAATTCAGCTTTCTCATATACTAATCTCTTAATAGCTGCATCGGTAGAACCCTCAGTAACTTTAAGTAATAATACACGAGCGAAGTTCTTAAGCTCACTTCCACCAAGTTTTTGAATTATTCCATTAACTTTAGCTTCAAGGTCTTTTTCAATAATGAAATCGTTAGCCTCTTCTTCTTTATTTACTACAATAAGAATAGGCGTTGGACCATCTGTAAAAATAGGATGAAGTTTAGCTTGCATATATTCAAGTCTATCATTTTCCTGACTTAAATTCAATCTTTTCTTCTTCGTAATTTTTATAATCCTATGATTCCCCGATGCATCAACAAAAGGACGATGAGAGCGATTGCCCTCATCATCCACTAAGTGATAATCTCGGAGAACAATTGAACCTGTTCTCTTTGGATCTTTTAATATAATTTCTGCGAATCCAGAAGTAGGTGCTCCTTTTAACAAGTTCTTTACCTCTGCGTTACTTATCTTTTCCATCTTTACTTTTCTTTATTGGATTAACAATTATTTTAAAATAGTATTAGAACTATGCGAATACCAATTGTCCACAAGACAATGGGTTTCTTACAATAATTCCAGACTCACATAATACTTCACAAGTGAAGCTATCACGAGAGTTAGCAGCTTTCATTGATTTTTGGTCAAATGGGTCAACCATACCAGCGATATACTTAACAATCATTCCTCTGTTAATTCCACCTGCTCCTTTCACTTTTCTTTCGATGTTAGAAACACCGTTAGTGTGACCGAAGTTTAAGAATACCATTCTGAATGATTCTTTTGGATAACCACTAACTGGGTCAATATCATTACCATGTAAGTTTGGATCATCAAACAATGGGTTTTCAACCAATGTCATTCTATGACCTAAAGCATTATAAGTAGTGAAGTTAACTCCAATCTCAGTTTCTTTACCAGCTTCAGCATCGTAGATTAAGTTTCCATCAGGATAAACTAAATCTTTCATAGCTTCGTGGAAAGCAACTCTACCACCAGTTCCAGTAAATACTAACCAATGTGCATTCTTAACACCTGTATTAAGAGATAATTGAGCTAAGAAGTCAGTTAATCTCTTTTCAGTTAACGTACCATTGTACGTATCTACGTTAGCAGCATCAATTTGACGTAAGATACCATCACCTTTAACGATAGCTTTACCGTCATTTCCAAATACTAATGGGTTTCCGTTAGCATCCATAGTAGAAGTACTATACCAAGAGTCAAGCTCTTTTTGATAATAGAACTCTTCCATCATCATGTCTTGGTCAGTAAAGTACCATAGACGTTGACCGTTGTTCTCAATCCAAGTAATATCAGTAAGTGCAGAACCTGTAATAGATTTAGACTTTCTGTTAATACCAATATGATTGATGTACCAATCTGGGTAAACGTGATTTTCGTAACCTCTTTCTGAACCTTCAGGGAAAGCAGAACCAGCAGTGTTAACAGTAAGACCTGCAACAACATCAGAAGCTAAAATAGCTAACGCTAAATCGTTAGTTTGTAACTTCGCTGTGAATGTGTAACCATTTGCAGAAGCAACTGGCTCAGACATAATAATTGCTTGACGACCTGATTTGAATCTTACGATATCATTAGGGTTCAAGTAGTTTTCTTCTGTTTCAAAAGTAAAAGAAGATATACCAACACCTGTTCCAACACTAACACCAGTTAATGTAGAAGGTCTGTTTAAACGTCCTATGATAGGCCATCTAAAAGCATTCTCTCCAATCAACTCTTCTTTAGCGAAACGAGATGTTCCATCTACGAAGTAGTTAAGAGAATATTGAGGGTATTGACGAATTAACGTCTTAGCAATTTCTGGATATTTAAGTAAATTCGCAACTAACGAATTTGACTCGATGGTTTCCTTACCATATGTACCTGAATGGTATTTCATTTTTTCTTATTTTTAATTATACAACATTTACTTATTAAGTTCCTCCACCTCTAAACTTACTTACATTAAACTCTCCTTTACCGTCAGGGCTAACAAATGTTCCACCTCCATCAGTATCAGGGTTATGTAAATCGTTTAGGATTTCCGAACGACCTTGTTGTAATCCATTATTACGGGCAGCTTTTAGCAGTGTTTCTCGATTCTTCCACAGCCAAGCGCTTTCCGCTAAACTTTCATTATCCTTGGTAATATCCTTTAGGAAGTTACCACTTGTAATATACTTATGATGGCTATCCCTAACCTTCGTAAGTGTTTCCTCATCCTTAGCCATTTTGAAACCAAACATCTCTGTCTGATCTCCAAGGTAAGTTTGAAGTGCTTTAACACTTTCTTCTCGGTCTCTTAGTTGCTTTGCATCTTCGTCACGAGCACTTTGTGTTATAGCTGAACGTTCATTTTCAATAGAGCCATTTATCGCATTACGAACCTTGGCAGCCTCTACTTTGAGCATTCCATTATCTTGTAAGGTATCAAGAGCTTCTTGGAGTTGGTCTCCTCTAAAGCCTTGAGCCTCTAAATCTTTTTGTAATAAATCTTTATCATCGAATTTTAAATAGCTCTGTAACGTTTCAATCTTCTTGTTGGTTACATTACTACCCGCACTTTCTTGTAATCTTTTATTATCAGCTTCAAGTTCTAACATAGCTTCTTTAAGCTCTGTCATATTTTTAGCTTTAATTCCTAACTCATCTGCAAAAGCAGAAAAGTGTTCATCTGTCAAAGAACCATCAAATGCAGCTGGAGGATTTACATCTTCGTTAGTGTCTGCATTTTCATTATTATCATCTGAAGATCCATCTCCTTTAGGAGTATCATCAGTTTCATTATTATTATTAGCTCCAGCATCATGATTAATATCATTATCACTATCACTATTTGCATCTTTGTTTTCATTCTTGTCCTCATTAGAGTTATCATCAGTATAGTTATCAGACCAATCAAATGCAGTATCATCACTACCTTGGGCTTCTATATTCTCCGATGAATCATCTGTTGATTCATTTGAACTATTACTTGTAGTATCTTCTACTGAATCTACTATTCCTGTATTACTAAATGCACTTGCGTCGAACTCTTTCGTTCCCTCGCCATTGTCACCATCTTTTACTTCTTCTGACATATCTTATATGGTTTATGATTATTACAAATATATATAAATTTTACATAACTTGTTCATTTGACTCATTTTCTTGAGCTTCTTCACCTGATGCTTGTAGCATTACAGCATCTAAATTAGCTCTTCTTTCAGCACCTTGCATATCTTCCTTATGTTCTCTTTCAGCCTCACTATTTAACCCGTCAGCTTCATTCTTCATTCTCTGAACTTCAATATCAGCTTCAGCCTTAATCTGAGCAACTTTAACAGATACCTGAGTTTTCTCTTGATTGATTTGATTAGTCTGTTCTTGTAGAGCCATTTGTTGTTGCTCCATTTCAAGTGAAGCAGCCTGAACAGCTTCAAGTCCTTGTGTAAGTATAGATTCAATCTCTGTTGCATTATCCGCATTAACAGCTTTTATAGCAGCCATTGGGTCTAAGTTACCTGATGAAGCATATCGGTCCATTAACGCTAACATAGATTGCTTACGTTGAACTTCTCTACCACTATTCTCTACAAATATACCATACTCATCAAGAGCAATAGATTTATCAATCTCGAAAGTTTGCATACCCATATCTCCAAAGACATTTGCCATACGACCTTCCATTCCCCAAGCTGGCTTCATTAAATTAGATAAGCCTTGAAGAACATCACCTACAACATTATAATGTAAGTCAAATAACGGAGCAGTAATCAAAGTAGATTGCATTACGTTTCTCTCAGTAACACCAACTAAATCTCCTGACTTAGATACACCAGCTCTTGCCGCAGATATACCCGTAAGTTTATCAGCAGTATCTTCAAGCATTATCTTAAGGTTAGTCATTTGACTAACTGATTGAGATAAAGTAAAGTCAATTGAATTAAACTGATTAAAGTTACTCATACCCTCTTGACGAGAGTTAATAAGAATAAGACCAGAGTTTTTAGCATGATACATCACATCCTCTAAAGGAACATTCTTAGGTTTCTGAGAAACATCATATACAATAGCCTTAGAACCTGATCTCGCAAGAGCAAGTTCTATTTGATACATTACTATATTATAAAGTATCTGAATATTTTTAAGTGAATCTACAACAGATAATGTTTGTCCATTAAAGTTGTTTCTAATAGCACCATAGAAATCAAGTGATGTATTAGAGTAGTTTTCTTCGTAACGAATTTGATTAGGCTTTCTACCCCATTTAATAAGGATGCTATGTCCAATCTTAACTGCTTGACGAACATCATTCGTTACCTTAGTAACAATCTTCTCGCCTTTCTTAGCTTTGTAATCATCCTTAACCCTTTTATGGTAATCCATTGTTGGGTCAAACTTATTAGGAGACACCTTATATTTAACAGACCTGAAAGAACGCCATTGTACATCAACAACACGAACTTTCATAGACTCTCCGTCAGCATGAGTATAGTTATCGTATTGAGAGTTTTGCTCCTGATACCATGCAGTATCTTGTTGTTCTAAATCTTCGATTTCCTCAATTTGCTCTTTAGTAAGCCACATATTATATGTGTCGAGTATTTCATTTACTGTGTACCAATTTTCTACACCAGCGTATTTAGAATCTTTAATATTTTCTTTATCAGAATCTATATCATAAAGCATAGACCTTGGGTCAACACGCTCAACATAAGGATCTCCATTCTTAATATAAGTTCTGTAAAATTCTTTTCCGGTAATACCTAAATCGTAGAAACCTCTTTTAAATACTTGTTCTAACCCCCATTTCTGATGACAATAAGTAAGTCCAGTATAAACCATTTCTTCTACATGGTCTCTGAACTTCATTTTAGTATAAGCATCTACATCTTCAGGAATCTCTTGCCCTAAGTCCTCATCTGGAATTGGCATTCCTAATACTTTCTCTATTTCCCTACGTATAGGTTTTAATACAACTTCAGCTGCTATTTGAGTTCGCTTTTCATTCTTTCTGCGAATAGCATTTCTATTTGTAACATTTACAGTGTACTGTAATGGCTGAGAAATTAATTCACCCGCAAGTAAATCAAGTTTAGGTAAGATAATTGGATAATTAACTAATCTTGCTGGAGCAGTAATACCATACATATCGGTAACATACTCAAACTGTTTATTATCAAAATCCCCATTGACAATCAAGTAGTTCTCATGGTCATTCTTCCTTGTTGATAGATATCTTGTGTTTTCTCTACTCTGAGCAACAATGGCATCAACCGTATTCATGTGCCATTCTTCATCCTTTTTGGATTCAGGAATATTCTGTCTTGGGAACTCCATATATTAATATAATTTAATCATCGCTAAAATCGTAATCAAAATTAGGTTTTCTTCCTGACTTGTGCAAGTTACCATTTGAATCCCTATGTATTGAAACTATACTACCATCGTTATTTCTACCAAAGTGAGGTATAAACATTTTATCTTCCTTAGCTTCTTCTTCTGCATTATAAACTTTACGCTCTGCATCCATACTATGAATTAAAGCCATACCAAAAGCCATTACCCTATCGGTATTTTTCTTACCATATACTGAAAGCTCATTTAAAAGTTTCAAGAAATATATATCCTCATGATGCTTTTTAATATACTCATCCACAAGCTCTGTAAGTAACTTCTTCTGGAATGACTTCATGTGAACACCATACTTATTAGTAGCTTTACTATTTGGAGAATCTGCAGAACGTGGTCGCTCTTTCAGATATCTCGTCATTTTATTCTTAATAAAGTATTTAAGAAAACCATCGTCATTGTATTCCACAAGTATTTGACACCCATAGAAAATACACATCTTTAAACAATTCTCATAGAACGCTTCCTTAGAGTAAGGTCTATCAGTATAAAAAGCAACCGGTAATTCACATACAGTATTTGTATCAACGTATCTTCGATACACGCACATAGAACCCTTAGACTTATTATCAGACTTATTACCTTTCTTCATTTCCTCCAACTCATCATCAATGTGATATGGATCGACTGCTGAAACATGTGCGTTCTTAATATTCTGTAATGGTCGTTCAACCATCTCAAAAGGAAATAAATCCTTATTGATATCATTATCATCTATACTCCCATCATCATCTACCCAAATTGGCATACCACCAAATACAGTTTTACCCTCTTTGTTTTTCGGCCAATCTAATCTACCACGCTTTACAATATCAAAATTCTTATTAGTCATGATATTACCTATCTGACTATTAATCTTACTTAAGTCAAATGGAGTAGAACCTGACTTAAAGAAAGCATGCTCAACCTCTAATGGATTCTCTTGCAAGTATGAGTAGTAAGTTTGTAAATCTCCCGTAGCCTTTCTCCTTTCAGCTTCGGCTCTAACATAAGCCTCTGCTCCCTTAACATCAGACTTTCCAGTTCTCATATCAAAGAAACTACCAAATACTTTAGATGCTTTAATGAATACAGGCTTTAAATTGTATCTCTCAGCATTATGGAACATTTCCATGTAATCATCAGACTCAACCTCCATGTTATTAGAAGTTCCCCCGATAATAGGTGTACCAAAAAATACATCACCCTCTTTAAAGCAATCCTCAGAAGATTCAAAAGACCTCTTAAGTTTTAAGAACTCTCCCGCTTCTTCAAATACCATAAAGTTAAGTGAAGTACCCCTGAAAGCATTCGGCTTTTCCATTACCCTAAAGTGAACCATAGATTTAGTTCCTTTCTCCATCCATATACCATTCTCCTTCTCCTTATACCCAGACATGAAGATTTCTTCATTGTTATGAAGTATCTTATTTCTGAATTGCGGAGGAAGTTCGTTATATGAAAGTAACATCTTCTTTCTAAAATCCTGAACGTAATCTTCTTTCTGAGCTCCTAACCCATTTTCGGAATGAGGATAACAAGTCCACTCATGTAGTAGTATATTGGCATTCATAAAGGAGAACCCCTTACGCCTTGCCTTTAGAACAATAATACCTCTACCATTTTCTTTTGCATCATGAACCTCCTGATAGTATTCGTGATCTTGGTCACGATACAATGGCGAAATCATACTCTTACGTTTGGCACCAGGGTTTAATCCATGAATCTTCGAGAAGTTTAAATAGAAATAATAGTTACCCGGAATCCAAACACCACCATTAGGTTTATACCCATTTAGGATTCTATCTTTTTGAGTACGCCAAAATTGTGAATAGTCTAAACTACCTATCTTAAGACTTTCGTAGTTCTTTAGGTTTTTATCAAAGATAACTGGTGAATATTTTTCTGCTGATATCAAGCTCCTAATCTTTCTTCGTGTTCAAACATAGAGAAGTCCTCTGAACCAGTACCTTGTATATTAGCTTCTGAATCTTGGTCTTTAAGAATCATTGCCTTTAGCTTTTCTCGTGCTTCTGCTGCTTTTTGCATTTTTATTTGCATATCATTAAGCTCAGTCAAGTTATCTTTAGTCGGCATCATACTCCTAAAGACTTTAGTCATAAGGAACATCTGTTCACTCATAGCATTGTATTGGTCAATCATAGGGTCAAACTGCAATAGCTTATATTCCTCACGAGCTTCAAGAACTAATTTCTCAGAAGTCTTTTTCATAGACCTCTTCTCAAATATATTCATCGTAACTCTTTCGCTACGTTCTTCTTCCGGAAGTCTACGGAATGGAGACTTGTAATCATCCATAGATACAATCCACCTTACCATCTTGCTCCCACCATACTTGTCTTTATAGACAGCCCATAGTTTCGGCATTAACGCAATCGAATCATCCTGTAAGAATACATTACCCTCTTTATCTATTTCAATAAGCTCGTTAAACACTAATATCTATTTTTATTATTAGAACCCTTTTCTTTCTTATAAGGAGTCATTTTCTTTTTCCCCTTATTTTTATTTGAGTCTCTATTTTCAGCAGCTTTTTTAAATGCTGCTTTCTGTACCATTCTTCCCATTCCTATATGATTTTATTCCTAATTCTTTTAATAAAGATTCTACAGACTTACGTGCTAAGATACGAAGATTTTGTTCTTCTTCATCTATAAACTCTAAAATAGCTCTATACGCAGGCCAATCCATATCTCTTCCATTAGAGAACCATAAGCCATTGTCAAAAGCTTCTACAAGCTGTCCGTCAACTGTAAACATTGTGTCCGATACTCTTTCTACTTTATTCATTTTGTTTCTTTGTTTGTGCCTAAATAAGCATGATTAAAATAATATTCAAATGATACATCCGAAATGGCTATGATGTTATTATCAACCAAATTCTTAATACCATTGAAGAACGATTTCTCTCCCATGTCGCATTCAAACATTATTTGTTTCTTATCGACATAAACCTTACCACCGTCCGTTGGAGAATAGGACATTATATAATCTAATACCTTTATACCAGTTTTACTTAATTCCGAAATAGTTCTCATAGCTTTAACACTGATCTCTCTATCACATTCATTAAAAGGATTTCCATTCTTATTTAATCTTGCTCTACTCAAACTATAAAACTATTTGCCTTACTTACTATGTATTCTAAAATATAAGCTTGAGCTTCATGATTAACTGTAGACAACTTTATGCCAAGATACTCACAAATGTACCAAGATATGTGTAGCGACTCATGAGCAATCATCTGAGGTAAGTTCTCGTGCTCTGTAAAAAGCATAGCGAACGTTGTCTCTTTATCATTACTAAACCTTAAAGACTTAGCCTGACACTTATCATTATCAAGACTTATATTATAATCCTTATTGATGTACTCAACATTATCCTTCATGCTACCACTCATATACATAACAACTCTTACGTCATATAATGGAACAATAAATTCATTCTTGAGTACTTTCATTGGTACAATGATAATAAATTAATGTAATAAAAGTACATTAAAAAGAAAATAATTTAATACTTTAGCAACGTGAATGAAAAAAGAAAATATCCAATTGGTTATAAACCAAGAGTTTGCATAGCAAAATTCGATATACATTATTACCCACATAATGTTCACAAACTTCTGGTATCTAAAAATAAATCAAAAGTAGAGAAAGGAATGAAGTCAGTTAAAACAATTAACTGTAACTTGTATCCGATTGTTCTTGACGATGAGAACAAATCGCCTACTGATAATTTAAGAATGAACTTGATTAAATTTATTTGGAAAGAAAAAGGTATCAAAGCTGACTTAGATAAGCACCATGCTGTAGTGAGGGGTATTGATATTGTATCTGAAGGTAGGGTTTGTTACGAGTTCGATGAATTTAAACACTAATGACTAAGGAAGAAGAACAAAACTATATCGATTCAATTAATAGTTTAAAACACAACATTCTCTCACCAGGGGAGAAAACAAGAAGAATATTAAAATCAAAAGGCGTTAAATCACCATCACTTGATGGATTGGTTAAAGTCTCTAATAATCCTCCAACATGGAAAGTGCCAAAGAAGAAAACAAAGAAGAACAAGAAGAAGTAAAGCCGATATTTCCACACATAGCCGTAGAGAGGCAAAAGAACACATTAGTACTTGATACGTACTTAAGAAAGAAGTTTCGTAAGAAATGGTATCTATGGCATTTCCATAGGAAAGCATATGTACCGGAAGGACAAAATGATTATACTGCTGCAATAAGTGGTTTCAATCGAGATATTTATATGTGTATGTTATTTGGTAAGATTGACCCAAAGGCAACATACATGGATGGTACTCCAATATTTGAATTGGATATAGACCAAGAAAGAACAGAAAAGGAGAGAATGGATCCCGCGAGATTCTTCAAACCTGA